CGTGCCTGCATCAACCTCGAAGTGGCAGTACAGTCGCACGATCCGCTGGTCATGGGCGTCGACGTCGCAAGGTTTGGCGACGATCAGTCTGTGATCTGTATGAGGCAGGGCCGAGACGCCGAGAGCCAAGGATGGCACAGGTTCAGGGGGCTTGATACGATGGAGGTGGCAGCCAAGGTCGTCGAGGTGGCCCGAGACAAGAACCCCGACACGATCTTCATCGACGGGGGCGGAGTAGGCGGCGGTGTCGTCGATCGGTGCAGGCAGCTCGGGCTCGAAGTTGTCGAGATCAACTTCGGCAGTAAGGCGACGCAGCGTGGCTACTCGAACCTGCGGGCGCAGATGTGGGGCAACTTGAAGGAGGCGATCATCGATGGCATCAGGCTACCCGACGAGCCGGACCTGATCACCGACCTGACCGGCCTTGAGTATGGCTACACCCTGAAGAACGAGATCAAGCTGGAGAGCAAGGAAGCCGCGAAGAGCCGGGGCATTGCCTCGCCTGACCTTGCCGACGCCTTGGCATTGACCTACGTCCTGCCGGTCTACCCGTCGCGGATGGGCTACGCTGGAACGCTTGCGGAAACGGCGATGGACTACGACCCATTTCCCCAGTAGACACGGGTTGACTTTTCCTATAAAGGGGAAGGACATGCAATGCCTTGTCATCTTTGGGGCGGAGAACGCCCACCCTCTAGCGTGGCTGCTTAACCGTAAGCGGAGGCACGTCTGGTGTGCCTTGCAAGACACCGAGCGCAACGTGTGGGTCAGCTACAACTGGCACCAAGGGCTGCCGGCCATTAAGTCCGAGGCCGCCGCCGACTTCGATCTAGCCGACCATTATCGCAATCAGGGCTACGAAGTACTTGAGATTGATCGGGGGACGGAGGCGCTGATGCAGCCCGTGATCCTGAACAACTGCGTCGGCCACGTCAAAGTAGTCTGCGCCATCAAGTCGTGGGCGTTGACGCCGTACCAACTACATCGCTCTATCGTGGGGCCGAAAGGTTTTGTCATGAAGTTCAAGCAGCTCTTGGTTCTCCCCGGCTTTGGCGGCGGAGCGCCTGCCCCGCCCCCTCCACCCGCACCGTTGCCGCCGCCCCCGACGAAGGCCGACCCGGCTGTCGTTAAGGCTCGGACAGATGCACAGCGCCGACTTCGGCAGCAACGCGGGCTCGCAGGCACGCAGGTTGCGGAGCAGGCATCACTTGGTACTGCGTCGACCGCAAACAAAACTCTGCTGGGTAACTGATCATGGGTATGGGCGACGTCATGAAGACGCTGATGGGCGACGACAAGAAGCCTCAGCCGAAACTCTACCTCGATACGGAGCAGCTCGCTGAATTGGGCGACGTTGGCCCGATCGGCACGGAGCGCGAGATCCACCTCAAGGTCAAGGTAGCTACGCTGTCCAAGACCGATGAGGGTATGACCGCTACGCTTGAGGTCACTGAGATGGAGTTCATGGAAGACGGCGAGTATGCCGGAGCCGACACGGATCGCATGTATCCGACCATGAAGGGCTAAGACATGCCGCTACCGGTTGTCGACAACACATATACCACTGTCCCGCTGAGAGGGAAGAAGTCGGCGCTATACCGCCGCTACGTCCAGCTTGAGGACGACCGATCGTCGTGGCGCTCGCATTGGATGGAGATCACTGACTACATCTCCCCGCGCCGAGGCCGGTATCTGACTGAGAGCCAGAACAGCAAGGGCCGCAAGCGCACCACCAAGATTATCGATAGCACTGGCACGCAGGCCATGCGGACGATGGCCGCTGGCCTGATGTCAGGCATGACGTCGCCGGCGCGGCCTTGGCATCGACGCAAGGTCCGCGATGATCTGATGGACGACGGCGAGGTCCGGTCGTGGTTGGCTCAGGTCGAGCAGATCGAGCGCGCCATCCTGCACAAGTCAAACTTCTACAACTCGATCCACACCGTCTACACGGAGCTGGGCTCATTTGGCACTGCGCCGCTGTACCGCCAGCCATCGTTCGACGACGTGATTCGGTTCCGACCGTTTACTGCTGGCGAGTACGTCATCGCAGAGAATGACCTCGGCGTCGTCGACACCCTTGGACGCGATTTCACCATGACCGTCGGGCAGATTGTGCAGAAGTTCGTACATAAGCCGGACGGATCTATGGACTGGCAAGGCGTCAGTAAGGCTACGCGCAAACTGTGGGACGACGGCAACTACGATGCGCGCGTCGAGGTCGTCCACATGATCGAGCCCCGGCTGCTGGCTGATCGCGACTACGACAAAAAAGACAGCAAGAATATGCCATTCAAGAGCTGCTACTTTGAGCTGTCCTCGGAGAGCGACGAGTTCTTGATGGAGAGCGGCTACAAGAAATTCCCTGCCTATGTGCCACGGTGGGACGTCCTTAACGGCGAGGTCTACGGAAGATCCCCCGGCATGGACAATCTCGGTGACATCAAGCAGTTGCAGCACCAGCAGAAGCGCAAGGCTCAGGCTATCGACAAGATGGTCAACCCGCCGATGGTCGCACCGACCAGCCTGAAGGGGAAGCCGTCGACAGTGCTTCCGGGGCAGACGACATACGTCGACCCGCTGCAGGGATCGCAGGGTTTTGCCCCGGCGTATCAAGTTCAGCCTCGCATCAACGAGCTGATGATGGATATTCAGGAGGTTCAGAACCGCGTGCAGAAGGGCTTCTACGCCGACCTGTTTGCGATGATGATCAACTCCGACAGGCGACAGATGACCGCTACCGAGGTCGTCGAACGCCACGAAGAAAAGCTAGTCCTGCTTGGGCCTGTGCTTCAACGCATCAACGTGGAGCTGTTGGACCCCCTGTTGGACGACGTCTTTGAGTACGCTCTCGAGGGTGGTCTCCTCCCCCCGATACCTGAAGCGCTCGAAGGCGAAGACTTGGAAGTAGAGTATATCTCTCTACTTGCGCAGGCCCAGCAGGCTGTTTCTGCGTCAAGTCTCGAACGTGTTATGGGCTTTGCCGGTAACATGGTCGCCGTCTTCCCCGACATCGTCGATGGTATCGATGCCGACGCCGCTCTTCGTGAGTACGCCGACGTCCTCGGAACCAGCCCCGACGTCATCATTTCTAGCGACGATCTGCAGGCGAAGAGGGACGAACGTGCTGCGCAGCAGCAACAGCAGCAGGCGCTGGACACCGGAGGTCAGTTGGCACAGGGCGCCAAGGTCTTGAGTGAGACCGATACGCAGAACCCTAATGCCCTGACCGATCTTATCGGCGGCATCGGCGGACCTGCCGGAACGAATGAGAGCGTCGTATGACCTACGATGCAAGCGATCCGGCTCAAGTAGCTAAGGCCGAGCGCGAGGAGGAAGACGCCGAGAAGGACGTCGACTTCATCGTCTCTCAGCCGCGCGGACGTCGTTGGCTATACCGCCTGATGTTTTCGTCCAGCCACCTGACGTCGCCCAGTTTTGTACCCGGCAGCTTCGACTCGACCGCCTTCAATGAGGGCGCTCGATCTGTAGGCAGCCAATTACACGAGCAGCTCCGCAGCCAGAACCCGGCTGCGTACATGAAGATGCTCGAAGAGAACCACTTTGATACCCAGCCATAATAGGAGATGAGCATGGCCGACGAAGACGAAGTAGTAGAGGTTGCCGAAGAAGTAGCGCCAGCCGAAGAAGATACACCTGCCGAGCAGCCCGCTGAAGAAGCGAGCGCCGGCGAGGAAGAAGAATCCAAGACCCTGCTGTCGGGTGACGAGGGAGAAGGAGACGGCGAAGACACATCTGTAGTTCCAGATGAGTATGAGTTCTCGCCACCAGAAGGAGTTGAGTTTGATCCTGAGAAGCTGGAGGGATTTAGCGATACCGCTAAGGATCTCAAGCTAACCCAAGATCAGTATCAGCGACTTGTGGAGTACGACATCGAACGCAGTGCGGCAGCATTGCAGGAAATGTCTACACAGTTCAGTGAGCGCATCGCTGATTGGGCTGACGAAGCAAAGGCTGACAAGGAGCTTGGCGGAGAAGATCTCGACAAGAACCTTGGGCTGGCAAAGCAGGCTATCGATACGTTCGGAAGTCCGCAGTTAGCCAAGCTGATCGACGCTCCCTCAGCCGATAACCCTGATGGGTTAGGTTTGGGGAACCATCCTGAGGTCATTCGCCTCTTTTATCGGGTGGGCCGCGCCATCTCAGAAAGCGATCTCGTCACCGGAGACACTAAAGTTGAAGGTCGGGACAGCCTAGAGAAGATGTACCCATCTATGTTCGCAGCCAACTAAGGAGCAAACCCTATGGCTACTCTTAGCGTAACTAACCCGACGCTCGCTGACCTCGCTAAGGTCACCGATCCCGACGGGTCCATTGCTGACGTTGTGGAAATCCTCAACGCCACCAACGAAATCCTCTTGGACATGACGTTCCTCGAGGGCAACCTCACGACTGGTCACCGGACCTCGATCCGCTCTGGCCTTCCGACCCCAACGTGGCGCAAATTGTACGGCGGAGTACAGCCGACGAAGAGCCGCGCAGTACAGGTCACCGACAATACGGGTATGATGGAGGACTATTCCGAAGTGGATAAGGCCCTCGTCGACATGGCCGGAAACCCTGCTGGGTTCCGTCTGCAGGAAGATCGTCCGCACATCGAAGGCATGAACCAAGAGTTCGCGTCGACGCTGTTCTATGGCGATGAAAGCACTGCACCTGAAGAGTTCACCGGCCTCTCGGCTCGGTACAACTCGCTGTCTGCCGAAAATGGTGACAACATCATCAACGGCGGTGGATCAGGCTCTGACAACGCATCTGTCTGGCTGATCTGCTGGGGACCGAATACCTGTCACGGTATTATTCCCAAAGGCTCTATGGCTGGCGTTCAGCAGCGCGATCTGGGTGAAGTTACCCTCGAGAACGCTGACGGCGCCAATGGCCGGATGCAGGCGTATCGTACTCACTATCGCTGGGATGTGGGCCTCTCGGTTCGCGATTGGCGCTACGCTGTTCGTATCGCCAACATCGATCGCTCTGCTTTGACGTACAACGCGGCAAGCGGCGCGATCATTAACGATCTGATGCATCAAGCATGGACCGAGCTGCCGAGCACTTCGGCTGGTCGTTGTGCTTGGTACATGGACAAGTCAATCCTGTCCATGCTCCGACGTCAGACTTCATCCGCTGTCAGCTCTTCGACACTTAGTGTTGATATGGTTGGTGGTACGATGCAGACCTCATGGGGTGGTATCCCGATCCGTCGTTGCGATGCCCTTCGTGGCAACGAAGCGACTGTTTCCTAATCCGCTCCATATAGAAAGGACTCTCCCATGATTATGGACGAACGGCTTGAATTTGCGGATGCCACCGCACTCGACACCACGGGAACTAACAGCGACCTTATCGGCGATGTTATTGACCTTGGTTCTGTAACCTCTGACGTCGGCAACGGACAACCCATCTACCTAGTGCTTCGGGTTAACGCTGCTGTAACGTCAGGCGGATCTGCCACTGTTGTGTTTACTCTTGCGTCAGACGCTCAGGCTGCCATTGCAGTTGACGGCACGCAGACTACGCACTTCTCTACAGCGGCTATTGCTCTGTCTGGTCTGACTGCCAATTCGCAGCAGATTATGGTTGCGCTTCCGGTTGACACCTACGAGCGTTACCTTGGTATCGTTACGACGACGGGCACTGCTGCCCTCACCGGCGGATCGATCGATGCGTATCTGACATACGACCCCAAAGGCTGGGTCGCATATCCAGACGCAACTAACTAAGATGATTTGGTGGGGGTCTGTCGGCCCTCACCAATTTTCTAAGGAGACACACATATGCCTAAAGTTATTTTTCGCGCAGAGTTCTTTGACAACAACCGCCGATACCGCACTGGCATCGAGTACGACATTCCAGAGGGCGTAGTTCTTCCTACTCGTGACATCACTATTCTTGAGGAAGAGGAAGTGGCACCCAAACGCCGCAAGGCTACGAAGTCTAGCAGCACCGAGGAGTAGCCTCCGATGGCGAGCAAGGTTCAAATAGCCAAGATGGCGTTGCAGCATGTGGGAGATCGCTACGATATCAGCGATATCACCGAGGCAACTCCAGAGGCAGAGCAGGTCAACCTGCTCTACGACGATACACGCGACGCCCTGCTGCGCCAAAACCCGTGGGTATTTGCCACGAAATACGTCACTCCGGCAGCCCTAGCCGGAACAGTTCCGGGGAATTGGACGTATATGTACGTCTACCCCACGGACTGCATCCGCCTTCTGGGCATCGTCAATCCGCTGGGCGACGACCAGCCAAAGATTAAGTTTGAGGTTGCACGGAACGCAGCCAATAACCGCGTCGTACTGACGAACGAAGACGAGCCAGAGATCTTCTACACGTTCCGCGCTACCGACACTGCGGACTACGACCCAGAGTTTGTCATGGCCTTCTCCTACGTCTTAGGCGCGCGGATGGCCCTGCCTCTCACAGGTGACCCTACTATTGCGGACATGCTGTTCCAGCAGGCGACGCGCGTACTGAACGCCGCATGGGCCAGCGACGCCAACGAAGGTATCGAACCGGCCATCCCTGACGCAGACTGGATTAGGGCGAGGGCCTGATGGTCAAGGTTATTCAGGCAAACTTGTCCGGCGGGGAGGTCAGCGACGCCATTGCTGCGCGCGTCGACATCGACAAATACAAAACCTCGGTGTACAAGTCGGAGAACTTCTTCGTTCAAGTACACGGCGGCCTGACTAACAGACCCGGCCTTGAGTACATTGCCCCAGCCAAGACGCCGTCTACAGCGGTGCGGCTTATACCGTTCGAGTTTAACACCACACAGACCTATATCCTTGAGTTCGGCAACCTGTACATGCGCGTCTACAAGGACGGCGGTCAGGTTCTCACTGGCAGCGCAAAGACAATTACAGCAGCCACCAAGGCAAATCCGGTTGTCGTTACGTCCAACAGCCACGGGTTCAGCAACGGAGACGACGTTTATATTAGCGGCGTCGTAGGTATGACGGAGCTAAATGGCCGCTTTCTGCGGGCCGCCAGTGTCACAACGAATACCTTTGCGCTAACTGACTACGCCGGTGCCAACATAAACAGTACGGCCTACACCACTTACGGATCTGCAGGGACTGCGGAGGAGGTGTTTGAAATTGCGACGCCGTATACTGCGGCGGATATATTTGAGCTGCAGTATGTGCAGTCTGCAGATGTCCTGACGATCACGCACCCAAACTACGCGCCTCGCGACCTCACGCGCAGCGGCCATGCAGCGTGGACCCTCACTGCTATAGACTTCCAGCCTGAGCAACCATTTCCAACGGCACTGGCCGTTACAGTAAACAGCGGCGGATCGGAGACAGAACGCTACGTCGTCACGGCGACAAGCTCGGAGACTGGCGAAGAGAGCCTGCGCGGAACGGCACCTGTAGCGGGCACGGCTATCAGCGCAGTCACAAAGGCAGATCCGGGCGTCGTTACAACATCGGGTTCGCACGGCCTTGAGAACGGAGACGACGTATACATAAGCGGCGTCGTAGGTATGACCGAGCTCAACGGTCAGGTCTTTAAGGTTTCTAACAAAGGAACCACTACTTTTGAGCTTACCGACAGCACGGGAACTAACGTCGACACCACCAGCTACACGACGTACTCCTCGGGCGGGTCCGTGTTTCCGATGTTCATCAAGATAACAAACGGCCATGCCACTGCTGACAACACTATATCGTGGACAGGCGTAACCGGCGCCGAGAGCTATACCGTCTACAAAGAGAAGAACGGCCTGTTTGGCTTCATTGGCCGCACCGAGAACACAGACTTCGACGATAAGGCCATAGGCGCCGAGGTCGACGACACCCCGCCGCGCACGCGAAATCCTTTTGTAGGCACCGGCAACTTCCCTTCGACGGTGGGCTACCACGAGCAGCGTAAGCTATTCGGCAACAGCGATACCTACACCCAGCGCGTCTGGATGACGCAGACCGCGCACTTCACGAACCTAGCCGTGTCGAGCCCGACGCGAGACGACGACGCTATCACGGTTACCTTGGCAAGTAGGCAGGTCAACGAGATCCGCCACTTCGTCTCTCTGTCCGACCTCGTCATCCTGACGTCTGGCGGCGAGTGGTTGGTGCAGGGCGTAGACGGCGTCATTACCCCATCAGGTATCCAGATCAAGCCGCAGTCGTATTACGGCTCCACGGAACTGCCGCCGATCGTCGCCGGCGACATCGTCGTCTATATGCAGCCCGGCCAAGCAGTACGGGATCTGGGCTACAAGTTTGAGAGCGACAGCTACACGGGCAACGACCTGTCGGTCTTAGCCCGCCACCTGTTCGACAACAACTCCATCGTCGACTGGACCTATGCTCAGGCCCCGCACAGCATCATCTGGTGCGTGCGCGACGACGGCATTCTGTTGGGTATGACCTATTCGCGCGAGCAGAACGTCTTTGGCTGGACGAGGCACACGACGCAGGGCGACTTCAAGTCCGCAGCCGCTGTCCGCGAGGGGGACGACGACTTCTCTTACTACGTCGTCGATCGGACGGTTGGCGCCGCGACGGTTAAGTATATCGAGCGTATGCGCAGCCGCGACCTGACAGACGTGCAGGACAGCTACTTTGTCGACAGTGGCCTCACGCTAGATGCACCTCTAACAATCACAGGTTTCACTAACGCCAACCCGATCGTAGTCACGGCTACGTCGCATGGCCTTAGTAATGGCGACACGGTCGATATTACGGGGATCAAGATAGTCGACGCCGATGCTAATCGCGGATGGGCCTACGACACAGAGATTGAAGGTACGGGATACACCGTAGCCAGCGCCAGCACGCATACCTTCGCTTTGCAGAACAACGGCGCCAACGTCAATGGGTCTGCCTTTAAGGTGTACCACTCAGGCGGAGAAGTGCGCGAAGCAGTGACCTCTCTCGGGGGACTGTGGCATTTAGAGGGCAAGGCTGTCGTCGCACTGGCTAACGGCTACGTTGTCCGGGAACTCACCGTCGCCAGTGGTTCTGTGACGTTGCCCAACGCAGCCAGCCGTGTACATATCGGGCTGCCATACACTGCAGAAGTACAGTCCCTGCGCGTGGACAACGGTAACATAGGCGATACCATACAGGGCCGCGATAAGAAGATTAGTCGCCTCAGCTTGCGGTTTGAGACTACTCTGGGGGGATGGTACGGCCCAGACCTAGATCACATGCGGGAAATAAAATACGGCATTGCGGCTCAGTACGGCCAGACCCCCGTGTGGGTTACCGGGGACAAGGGTGTTACTATGTCGCCGAGCTGGAACAAAGACGGCTATGTTGTCGTACAGCAGCGAGATCCGCTGCCGATGAACTTACTGGCCCTAATCCCCGACGTCGCGGTGGGAGGTAAC